GCTTTGTGTAAATTGTTGTTATTATCTTCAAGTACAACATAATTTGTACCTCTTCTTTTTACTATTCCTTGTATGTCTTCTTTGACATAATTTATTTTATCGTTAATATTAAAGACCATTTCTCTAATATACAAATCTCTTATTTGTTTTTGTTCAAACTCGTTCATTGAAGCCACAGGTTTAGCACCTGATACATGAGCAAGACCACCATAACTGGCAGCCAATTTTTTACTTAAACCCATACCACTTCTTACAGAAACAAATAAATCTTCTAATTCTTTTTTACTTACACCTCTTGGTAATCCTTTTTTGAAACTATCAATGTCACCTTTTTCAGCAGCTGCTCTCATCTTACTTGCTGACATGCCTGTTGCTCCCTCAGCATCCGGATCTCTTTCACCGGCAGAGGCAACTTTAATACTTTTGAAGTCATAAAAACCGTGTCTGTTTTTTTGACCGTTATATTTTTTTAATATGTTTTCAAATTCTCTAACTCTATCACTACCAACAACCATAGTTATATCTGTATAACCTTTGTTGTGTAAACTAGTAGCCAAATCTAGTACCATGTTAGTAGGGTTTAGTTCTATGTTTCTAGCATGTTGTTTAAACAAAGATTTCATAAACTTTAATTTCTTACTAGGATCTAGTGGATTCTTTTTACTATCTTGTGATCTGCTTAAAAATATTTTGTAATCATTTGTAGGTATAGACTTAACTTTGTTTATAAGTTTTTCATGGCCTATAGTTGGTGGATTAAATCTACCAAATGTAAATGCTACTGACTTCTCTCTAGCCTCTGTCATTTGTTCAGGTAAACCAGCGTCTTGTACTGCTCTAGCAAATTGATGATAGTCTATACCAGCATGTTGAGCCGCCTTGTTCTTAGCGTCTTTCATACCTTGTCTTAAATATTTTAAATATAGTTCAACACCTTTTTTCATTTGAGGTGCTTTGATTGTTCTTCTAATTAAATCTGTCCACGCTGTAGCAAGACCACCTTCGTGTATTTCTAAATCGTCAATCTCTTTATCTGTTACAATACCATCTTCTAATATTTTCTTACAGTATTTGTAGAATTTTAAATAGTGGTATTTTTCTAACATCTTATAGATAACATTTTTAGGTAATCTATTCTTAATACCGTATTGTCTAATCTCATCTGGCGACATATCTTTATCAAAGGCCGCTCTTCTTTCAGTGTCAACACCATCACCTATTTTAATAATGGCTTCTAAACTATCTTCTATTTCATCTAATTTATCTTTAATCTTTTCTTGTAAGTTTAACACATCATCTGGTGTTAACTCTTTTAATTCTTTGTAATCTATTATATCTCTTTTTAGTTCACCCTTTACAACATCTAACGCTTGTACTTTTCTGTCAAACTCTTTTACATACATACTAGGATCAAATACAAAATCATCTGGTCGTTTTACAAAACTATTGTTTTCTATATCAAACACAGCGTCTGCTTTTTTATTCTGATCATCATAAGTTTCCTGATCTGTAATAAAATAATAGTTAATAGGATGGTTTGTACCAGGTATTAATTTACCTTGTATCTTATCTGGATTTTTAGCAGACAAATATTTTTGAGAAAGTCTAACTCTTTCTGCCTCTCGTTTTTCTTCAGGCACATCAAATAATACATTAAGGTCAAGGTCAGCGTCATTTCTATATCTCTTTGTTAAGATAGAACCAATCAAAGATACTTTTAAAACTGGATATTCAGACTCAAATTCTTTTACTTCATCATCAATAAGTTGTTTAACACTAGGCTTGATCTTAGGATCTTTTGTATCTGCCTCATCAAACACACCTGGAGCATAAGTTCTTCTAGGAATATCTATGATACTTTCTAATAAGTATTGTTTAAATCTCATCTTTTCTTTAACTCTAATTCTTTCTTTATCCAACTCATGGCTATACCATTTTGTGGTTTACTTCTTAATTTACCTCTAATAAATCTGTCAGCATCCCTTAATGTTTTAGTTACTAATTCTTTTTCACTTGAATTGTTATCTAAAATCATCATCTTCATAGGACTAAAAATTCTTTGAAACTGGCCTATGTTTGCTTGTACACCATTCCAACTTTTTTGTACAATGTATTCTGGTATTGATCTTGGTCTGTTTCTATTTCTTTCTAAAGCAATATCTAAACTTGTGTTTACAAATACCATGTAACAATCATAACCAATTTGTCTTAACATACCAACTTGTCTTTGTACTAATGGTAAATCTCTGCCTGTAGCGTCTATAATAAGACCTAATCTGCCTTGTACATATTGATCTAACTGATTACCAGTGGTTGTTTTTGCTCTTTGTCTAATTATATTTCTAAAGTATTCTTCTTCATCTGGCATTTTTATTGAAAGATTAGCTTTTCTTAAACCTTTTTCAAAAGCATTATCGGAGTTTACAAGTTTTAAACCTGTACCAGAAAATGCATTTTGTGTTACAAATGTTTTACCTGAACCTGGACCACCTGCTAAAAAGAAAGCTTTGAATATACCTGGATCATAGACACCCTCATTAATATATTGTCTTATTTCATCTAAAGTTTTTTTCATTATCCTTTTACCCAATCTTTATCTGCTGTAAAGTTTGCTCTACTAAATTCTAATCTATCTACTAACTTAACAGCACCAGCACCTCTATCAACTGCCACAAATCCTTCTGGTGCCGTTACTTTATATCCTGTAGATGTTCTTAAAAAATGACCTATACTTTGTATCTCACTTAACTTACCTACTAAAAAGTTTTTAGCATTTTGTAAAGTTACATGAGATGCAATAGCCATTGTCAATGCTTGTCTGTTCTTATCTATAAATTTTAAATTTGTTTCTAATATGTCTTTGTACTTTTGTTTACCACTATCGGTCTTTCTGGCATTTATTTCAGTGGTTACTGTATTCTCGTAGTAATCTCTAAACATATCCACCAAAGTTCTAACTTTAGCCATATTACCTTGTGTGTTTCTAATATAGTAATTAAAAAATGTTTTAAGTCTAAAACCTACTGATAGTGGATCAGTTTTTGCCATGGTGTCTAACATAGGTCCTGCTTTTGATAATGATCCTTCGGCCATTCTTAACTTGGCATTAAAGGAAGATAACTCCGATTTAGTTAATTTAGCCGAGCCGCTCACATCTCTGTAAGCAGCGTCAGCTAAAAACACGGAAGATATCCCGGATTTACCGGAAACTGTACCAAAGCCTGCTCTTAAATCTTTCATCTTTTTACCTGAATAAGAAGTATGAAATACAATACCCATTCTTGCTCTCTTTATTCTTTTACCAATAGAGGAGTTATTAGGTACAGCATATGTGATTGTATTAGGTGTAAACGTTATCATGTTTTCACCATCTATACTAGCAGACTTTAAATCTGATTTTGAAAATAAGAAATCACCTTGTAGAATACCAGTAATATTAAGTTTAGCAAGTTCTCTTAATGCTATCTTTAATTTATTACCTAGTTCACCACCATGGTTTTTACTTATATCACTTGTTGTATAATTGATTTTTGGATTGACGTTGAATACTGACTTTGTACCAACAAAGAATTTGCCGTTTTCTGGATTGATACCACAAATTATAGCAGGAGCACCGTCCCATTTGACGGTCATATTTACTTTCTTACCAGAGGAACCGGCAAGCATATTTCTTATTGATTTTAGAAAGTTAATAGCATTTTGACCACCCTTTGAACCACGATTAATTATATCGTCTTCTACGTGCTCTAAATGTGTATTCTTTTCTTTTGTTGTAAATCCTTTAAAACTAAACATCTTTCTCTCATTTTTTCCATAACTATAACCACCTTTTCCATATAAATCAACTGTTTATTATATTTATACCTTTTTTTTTCTAGGTTTACGCTTTGTTTTTTTAGTATTATCAATTGTTTTCTTAGCAGCGTGTGGGAAAGGACACTTTTTAACCTCAGCTTGATGTAGTTTATAACCACCTTTAAACTTTGATCTAACATGTAAAAATGATTCATTTGACCAACTAGCATTTTCGGCGTTAGGTCCATCTATTGTAAAATCGTATTTTCTTCTCTCATATGGTACATACATGGCTAATGGTGTGCCTCTTTTAATTTTAAATTCACCATAACGTTTAATTAACATTTGTTGATTAATTTCGTGGTGTATATCTGACCATATAATTCCTGGTTGTACCTCAAACATAGGGTTAAAATCATAATGCATTGGTAGTTGCCACATTGACCAACCTGGAGGCGTCTTAACTCTCCAAGGACAATTTGGTTTTATAACGAAACTTGTATTATCTTTTACATGTTTAGGTAACCAATCTCTATATTGATGATCAGCATGACTAGAAAAGTTAAAGTCTTTACTTGGTGATTTCCATTCCCATTTATCGTGTTGTATATTTACATATAAATCACACCATAAAGGCACAACAAAACCTTGTGACATGTATTCTGGCATAGATGGACAATTTCTAACGGTACCTTTATCGTCCACGGCACCATCTATCATTCTTTCAATTCTTTTCCACCAATCAGGTATAACTTCTTTTGCTGGTACAACCGGCACAACTTTTTCTAGGCCATCTATTGTAGACCACCATTTAATTACAGGTTTTTCTTTTTTCTTCCAAAAAGTGAACATTATATATTACTCCATAAAAATCTAGGTATGCCACCATTAGGTTCCCATACCTTGTGTTTGTTTTGAAACTTCATTACTTTAAAGGCGTCTTCTTCAAAAAAATATTCGCCTACCACATTCATGGTAGGTTTTTCTATAACTTGCCAAATAATATCTTTCTTTTTTTTCTTCATTCTCTTTATATAGGTCAATTCAGGTTGTTCATTATTAGGTCTCTTATCACCTTTAAAAAATTTTACTTTTTGTTTTTTAGCCATTATAATTTAAAGTCTGAAAACTTATCATATGCTTGTTCAGGTGTAGGCATACTTTCAGTTTCTTTTGTTTGGTTACTATCTACTATATTCTGTGCTGTGTTTTCTACATCATATAATCTCATCTTGGCTCTATCTACACCAATTATAAATGCTCTATTCATACCAGGATCATTGTACCTATTCTTTAATTGTTTTACTTTCATTTGACCTAATGATTCTAGTTCTTCATTTGACATCAAGGCAAACATAAAGTCAGCAGTTGCTGGTAGACCAAATGACTCAGATGTATCTTCTAAACCAATATCTGTGCTAACAAAACCAGTACGAGTTGTTTGTGTGGCACTAAAGATTGGTACATCAAACTCTACGGCTAAACCTCTTAGTTCTTCAGCGATTGCTTTGATATAGAAATAAGAAGATATATTACCACCTTTAAATCTACTTGAAGCACATATGTTAAGATAATCTATAAAGATAACTTGTGGTCTAAAACTTTTCTTTAATGCTAATTCATTTAGTAAAGCTTTAAAATGGCCAGCGTGAGCAGAGGCAGTTGGATATTCTTTAATAATTAATTGACCAGATGTTTTACTTCTTAACTTAGTCATCTTGTTATCGTATAGTTCTTTTGGTAAATCATGTAGATCATCTATTGTAACGTCCATTAAGTTAGCGTCTATTCTTTCAGCAATTCTTTCTTCAGCCATTTCTAAAGTAATATACAATACATTCTGACCTTGACTTAAAAAGTTAGAGGCACAATGACACATAAACAAAGATTTACCAACACCTGTGCCTGCTAAAGCAATATTTAATGTTTTACTTGGTACACCACCTTTTGTAATCTTATTAAAGAAGTTTAAATCAAAAGGATATCTTTTTTCTTTTGTATGGTACCAATCAAATCTGGCCTCAGCGTCACCAATATAATCATGCCCTATATGGTT